GCACTCGTTCTTGTCAAGGAAATAATCGCAGACAAGAGGCATAAACACATCGCGCCCGATTACGCGCTCCGCAATGAGGTCAACTTATTGGTCGGCCAGGCACTCGATTCACTGGTGGCTGACGGCTCTCTCGTTCAGCGTGAGGCATCCGTTAATCGCTACATCGCTTATGAGATACCCGAAACGCAGAGCAAATCTGCTCTATAAGCTGCGCCGTAAAGGGATTGAGGCTGACACCAAACAACGTGTCATCTTCATTCCCTACGGCGAAGAGCCTCGACAATACGTGCAGGCCGTCCGGCTCTGCCGTGAGTTTTATTTCAACATTCAATTCATAATCACATGAACATAGGTATAGTTGACGTTGATGGGCATAACTTCCCCAACTTCGCACTCATGAAAATATCAGCGTGGCACAATTCGCAGGGCGACAATGTGGAGATTGCGTTGCCCATGTTCGGCAACTACGACCGCGTGTACCAGTCCAAGATATTCACGTTCTCTTCCGATTCTACCGATTTTGACGGCAAGTGTGAGGTCATCCGAGGTGGAACCGGCTACGACATTCACAGCCGATTGCCCGAAGAGATTGAGCAATCCACGGCGATGGACTATTCGGTTTATCCGCAATATCCTTTCTCGATCCAATTCTTTTCTCGCGGTTGCATAAGGCATTGTCCGTTCTGCCTCGTCCATGACAAAGAGGGCATGATTCGCCCTATTGAACCGGTCCAACTCAACCCCAAGGGCGAGTGGATTGAGGTGCTTGACAACAATTTCTTTGCCAATCCCGAATGGAAGAGCGCGATTGACTACCTCATCAAAGCCGGGCAGAAAGTAAATCTCCATGGAGTGGACATAAGGATTATGAACGAAGAGCAGGCGTACTGGCTCAACAAGTTGCGTCTGCGCCGGAATATTCATATTGCTTGGGACTTGCCTGCGCTTGACCTTACCGAGAAACTACATGAGGTTACTCGCTATATCAAACCATACAAAATCATGTGTTATGTGTTGGTCGGCTTTAACTCCACCATTGAGCAGGATATGTTTCGTATTGAAACACTCCGTTCCTTTGGCATCAAGCCCTACGTCATGCCGTACCGCGACTTTGAAAACAAGCGCATTCCATCGCAGTATGAAAAAGACCTCGCCCAGTACGTCAACAAGCCACAAATCTTCAAGACGTGCAGCTTCGCCGACTTCATGCCGCGCAAGGGATTCAAGTGTGAGGCCTATTTACATAATCTACGATAAATTATATACAATAATTCAGCCAAATTATATAATGAAACTCCGCGTCTTTGAAGCCTTTGCAGGCTACGGCTCTCAATCAATCGCCCTTGAGCTGCTTGCCCAAGCGTTCCCCGATTTCCAGTTTGACACTGTCGGAATTTCGGAGATTGACAAGAACGCTATCAAGGCATATCGTACACTGCATGGGAAAGCCATTCCCAACCACGGCGACATAACCAAGATTGACTGGACGCAGACAGCCGATTTTGACCTGCTTACATATTCGTTCCCATGCCAAGACATTTCTTCGGCAGGCAAACAGCGTGGCTTCACCGAGGGTAGCGGAACGCGCTCTTCATGCTTGTGGGCCTGCGCCGATGCCATTGAAACGAAGCATCCCCAGTTTCTGCTCATGGAGAATGTAAAGGCACTCGCCACGCAAAAGAAATTCAGCGATGACTTCCGCAGGTGGCGTGAGTGGCTGATAAAGCACGGCTACACCAACTACTATGCCGTCCTCAACGCAAAGGACTACGGCGTGCCGCAGAACCGTGAGCGCGTGTTCATGGTGTCGTTCCTCGGTGAGCATACTCCGTTCTTTTTCCCGGCTCCATTTGAACTGACGCGCCGACTGAAGCACGTTCTTGAAGATGAGGTTGACGAGAAATACTGGTTACAGCAGGAGCAGATTCAAGCGTTAATAAAGCACAACGAGCGCAAGCAGTCCGAGGGTTGCGGATTCAAGACGAACTTTCAGACTGGCGAGGGTATAAGCGGTGCTATCAAGACCAAAGAAGGGAGCCGCGAATATGATACCTACATCAAAGTGCCGACCTACGGCAACAGCCGCCTCAACGCCATGATTGCCGATGGCAAGATTGACCCGGAGCAGACGTTGTGGATTGACTGCTACAACCAACGTGTTGACCCTGACATCGCAGGCACGATACTGGCTCGAGTAAATGCTACTGGGCACTATCTCATATCAGACCCTCGCGGCTGCGCCATGCGCGGCCGCCCCGATGCATCGGGGCGAAATTCTCAGCAGATCGAACTTGGTTCGGATGTTGCCAACGCCCTCACGTCCGTCCAAAAGGATAGCATGGTAGCCGAGGCGCGTGTCATACAGGTAGGCAACCTCATAGAAGATTCCGCTTACAAGAACCCTCATCGTGGGCGAGTCTATTCCGTTGAGGGCATTGCGCCCTGCCTCAACTGCAACGAGGGCGGTCAGCGTGAAGTCAAGATTATCCAGCGCGGTCACGGCTACGCCAAAGGTGGTGTATTCGATATTTGCCCGGCTCTCACCACCTCAAAGTGGCAGGACAATCACTTTGCCCTTATTGAATACTGGATACGCAAACTCACTCCGCGCGAGTGCTTCCGATTGATGGACGTACCCGAACATTATATCGACCGACTGCTGTCCGCAGGAATATCCAATTCGCAACTCTATAAACTTGCAGGCAATTCTATCGTGGTCGCCTGCCTCTATCATATCTTCCGAAAGATGTTCTGCGAAACGGCGAGGGAAAGTTGCTCCCCGATTTCCCATAGCTGTGAAACCCCGGCGCAGTTGTCGCTTTTCTAAACTTAAAACATCATAACAACTAAATCCTAATATCTTTGCTCCATGATTAAACTGTTGGAACATAACCGCCGACCCGACATCTCTTTCAGCCGTAAGAGAGGAACTATCCGCATTACGGCAAAGGTGGCGCGTGTCCTCGGTCTGCGCCCCGGTGATGCAATCAACATAGCCGTCAGCAATGGCGAGTATTATCTGCACGCCGTTCATGTTACAAACGACATCGGACGGTTTGAGGCGCAGTGCTGGCCCACCAAGAAAGGAAGCGGTAACTACTGCGCCAGTTGCGTGCGCCTATGCCGGTCCCTGCTTGATTCGGTAGGTGTCAAGGCTGACAGAGCCGCCTACATGGTCGGCCAGGCATTCGAGCGCGACAGCACAACCTATGTTCCAATCATAACTCTGCATCCGCTACTATGAACAAAGATGTAAAATACAATGGCTACTCCGCACAACCGTCCGACTATGAGTGTCAGGACGGCGACCTTGCCGTAGCCATAAATCTTGTGCCGGAAGATGGTGCGCTCAAACCTGTCCTGCCTCCGAAAGTCGGGGGGCAGGCTTCGGGAACAATTGGCAACTGCGTTTATATCCACAAGAATTCGGGCTACACTCATTACATCGTCCGCAACGGCAATTCGTTCAGTTGGTACGACAAGTCAGCACCCGACATGCTGACAACTATCGGCTCAATCTCAAAATACATCAAGGTCACATCGGTAGGAAACACACTCATATTCCTTACCGAGGACGGAATGCAATACTACCTTTGGAAAGGCGGCTCCACCGGGTATCTTTATCTGGGTAACAAGATTCCCGAATGTCCTATCTCGTTTGGATTGCAGGGGAAGATGGTGCGTACCGATGAATTCTCAATATCCTTTGATTCCATTAATGAGGGCGACATTTGGAACGAGTTTAGCGATAACAACAAGACACGCATTACCGACCAAGTACTGGCACACATCAATAAGTTTATTGCTGATGAATCCACAAATAAAGGCAAGTTCATCTTCCCTTTCTTTGTCCGATATGCCTATCGTTTGTATGACGGTTCTCTGACTATGCACTCTTCGCCAGTCCTTATGATTGCTTCTTCTGACCTCGCTCCGCAGGTCTTTTGGTCACATATTACTGGTAAGGGGAAATATACCGATGCTCAACTCCGCGTATGCTCTATGGTGCATACGCTCGACTATGCCGTGATTCTCCAATCCCGTCTTGATATGCTCAACAACTGGAAAGATATTGTCCGCTCGGTCGATGTCTTTATCTCCAAGCCCATATACACCTACGACCAAAACGGCAAATGTACCAAATTCGCCAACTCAGAGGGCTATAATTCCTATTGCGTCTGCAAGCATATCAATCAAGCCGTATCAACCTCCACATATCCGTTACGCTATCAGCGTCACACATTCAACAAACTCTATGCTTTCACATTCGACCCGACCAATCTCACATATCCGATGGGCCGCTTGATGATTCCGCGCCGTAGTGTTGATGCGGTCAAAGAGGACATCCGTTCCACCGCGCAGTTCTACCTGCTTGAGAGTATCAAGGTAGAGCAGCTTACTACCACGCGCACGGCACTCAACGTCGAAGAAGATTATCTTCAGTCGTTGGTAACGCGCGAAGTCATGACCGATGACTACGACAGCCACGATACTCTGATACCACGCTATTGCTTCACCTATAACTCACGCCTTAACCTCAGCAACATATCGAAGCGTCTTTACGCCGAATACAATGCCGGGGCGTTGATGACGCACACCAACGGATATATCGGCAACTGGAAAGATATGCCTTCGGACTATTTCGACAATACCGCAGGCGTGGGTGTTTACTTCTTCATCAAACAAGACGGCAAAGATATTGTTGTGCAGGGAGAAAGTTGCGCCATGTCCAGTTATGAGGCCCCGTTCCTGTTCCTATATTATCCGAATGTCAATGCCTACAAGGCGGTCATTGTCTCTTGGTATGGTTTTCCCTCCTGCTATGAGGTTCAACTGGAGCAGCATGGTTTCCTCAATGGTGTTTTCTACTTTGCAGGTTGGGATAATCCCGGAATGAGCGGCAGTATGCCATCTGCAAGTTCAAACGCAGACCGCACGATTGATATTCCAAATAAGATTTACACCTCCGAGGTCAACAATCCTTTTGTGTTCCCGGTTCTCGGCATAAACACGGTTGGAACTGGGGAAATAAAAGGCATTTGTTCGGCTGCAAAGGCTCTTTCCGAGGGGCAGTTTGGTCAGTTCCCTCTTTATGCTTTCACATCTGAGGGCGTATGGGCGTTGGAAGTGTCGGCTACTGGCACATATTCGGCGCGGCAACCTATCACACGTGATGTCTGTATAAATGCCGATGGCATTACCCAACTGGATAGTGCAGTGCTGTTCCCCACGGATCGAGGAATCATGCTCATATCGGGTTCTCAGACACAATGTATTTCTGAAGCAATTAATTCGGAATATCCTTTTAATGCTCTTGACTTACCCGGTTTCAGTAAACTGCACGATATGTTAGGGCATTCTCCGGTTAATGACAAATGCCTGCCTACGCTTCCGTTTACAGAGTTCCTGAAACAATGTCGTATGATTTACGACTATGTCCACCAGCGTGTCATAGTCTATGCGCCGGGCATTACCTACGCCTATGTATTCTCGCTGAAATCAAAACTGTGGGGCATGACATTTTCTAATATTGCCTCTCATCTCAACTCCTATCCCGAAGCACTGGCTGTTGATAATAATAACAACATAGTTAATTTCTCCGAGACCGATGACAAGCAAGTCAAGAGTCTGTTTGTTACACGGCCTCTAAAACTTGACACAATCAATATCCACAAGACTATTGACAACATCATTCAGCGAGGATTCTTCCGTAATGGGAATATGGCAACTGCGCTATATGGCTCACGCGATTTGGTTAATTGGCATTTGGTATGGTCAAGCAAAGACCATTTCTTACGAGGTTTCCGAGGAACACCTTACAAATATTTCCGAATAGCAGGAGTGGCTACACTTGGTGCCGATGAAAGTATCTTTGGCGCGTCAGTCCAGTTCACGCCACGCCTCACTAATCAACCGAGATAACTCATGTACTATTTCTATTGTAAAAAAAGAAAGACCGCCATGCGTGATGCACAGCGGTCTTTCGCTTTAAATATGGCAACCTTAAAATGGGCGGAGCCGTCGGCGTGTCCTTGCTATCCTTGCGTGCAGATTTGCCCGTATCTCGCTCTCTGCGTCCTCTGCTTTCGCCTCCCACACCTGCGCCTTTGCTGGATTGGTTATGCTCAACCAATCCGACACAGCCTTGCACACAAGATATTCGTGTATGAGGTTCTCAAGCAGGTAGAGCGTGGTCTGCGAGAAATCTTTAGGAACACTCAACACTATTCCATATACTTTCGGCTCTCGCAGGGTGTCGTTCAGTTCCGTGCGGTGCAGCTCGTTCTTGGTGTATGGATACAAGAGTTCCCTGCATTTCGCAACAGTCAGGTTCAGCACTCTGGTCACACGGTCCACATTACCCTCTTCGCCTACATCCTGCACCATGTGGCGGTTGTGGTTGCTTTCCGTGTCCATCACGCTACCCTCTATGTAGGCATAGTTCTTTATGTCATACAGCAGTTGGTCGCGCTTGAACCCCAGTACAGCGGTCAGCGTGCCGTCCTTTTCCTCCAAAAAGCAACTCATAGATACTTGGGTTAGTCTGTTGGGCGTGTCGGACGGCTACGCTTGCTCACGGTCTGACGGATTAACTCCATATTCTTGTTGGCGAGGGTGTAGTATTGTTCCGCGTCAGCCTTGTTGGTCACCATATACCAATCGGCGATGGCCGAGTTGGCGAGATAGGCATGGACAGCCTCGCCTACGCCTGTCGTAGCCGCTTCGTTGAAGTTGCTCGGCATAGTGAGGTTGAGGATAAGGTCATGGCTTCCGTCATAGTGACTGTTATCCGTGGTTGTGCCGTTCTCGTTGAGATACTCTCCGAGTTCAGTCTGCACCTCGGCAAAGGCTCGCTTGACGGAACGCAGGATTTTCTCGCGGTTCTCCTCGTCCTCGGAGGCGAACATACTTGCTACCTCTTTGTGATTCTCCTTATTCTGAATGGTACGTCCGCGCAGGAACGTCTCATTCATGATGTCATAGAGCAGCCACGATATTTTGATTGTGGCTGTCACTGGTTTCTTTGCTCCTAATGTAGGGTCTGGCATAGTTTGATATTATTTAGATTATTGTTAGTCTGTTGGACGTGTCGGCTTCCGGCGGCTGTACAACAGTCGCTCGGCGGTCTCCATCATGTCGGCCGCCTGCGTGAAGTAGTCTTTAGCTTCTCCCTTATTGGCAAACTTGAACCATTGTCCGATGATTGAAGCAATGAAGAAGCTGCGCAGGGTTGATTGTACGCTTGCCGTCAGAACCTTGTCAAACGATTTGCTTACTTCGATGACGGCTTCATAGCCTATCTTCCCGATTACCGGAATGACTATGCCTGCTTGTGTGGCTGGCTCACTGGTTGTTCCCTGCACTGGGTAGATTGGATTGAGCGTGGCGGTTATTCGTTTTGTCTTGCCCGATACCAGCATCTCTTTGAGGTTTTCATTGGTGGCAAGCACCGATTCTTCCCAAAATCTGCTGAGTTCGGCAAGATCATCATCTGCCGCAAGTATGCGGTCGCGCGCGCCATCATCGCCGTCTATCAGTTTTGACCCTGTGTAGTCTGTGGCTTTGGCTACCTCTTCATACACATCGTCTTGAAATATTTGTATTGTAATCGTTTCCATTATAATTCAATGATTGAAAAGGTCAGACTGACCCCTATAAATGGTTCAAAGCCGTGTGGAGTATAGCCAAAACCGACAGTCGGTCCTATATGCCATCTCTTGGGTGGCTTCTTAATTGTCACTATCTCGCGCCGGGGATATACGAAAAGGCTGTCAAGGCTCGGATACATACCGCTGACGTATGCCTTGTAGTCCTCTCCTTCATAGACGTTCTGCGTGATTGGCAGCTGTAATGTCAGGCTGTCGGGGGCTGTCGCGTCAACGTCTGCGCTTGCCAGTTCTGCGGTGTCCGCTCTTATGTCGGGCAGGCTGTCAACGCCTCGGTTGATATAGGTCGTGGGGATTTTCACCTGCTTGTAGCCAATCTGCTGTGAGTGGACCGGTGCAGGCTCAATGTAAGGAATGGTGTCATAGATTGTGACGGTGTCCATCACACATTCCCCTCGGCCTGGGATATCACCCGGAGGTGATTGGCACTTGTGGAGATACGCGCCTACCGATATGCAAATGGCAAGTATAAACACTATGGCAAGTATGTTCTTGACCTTGCGTATCACTTTGCGTATTGTGTCGCCTCTCATTTCGTGTATCATTTTGTGTATCTTTTGATGTAATTGATGATTCCGTTGGCGTGTAGTTCCACTATCGCTTTAGTGCCTTCTTCCGAGAGTAGGAAATCGCAGTCAGCCCTGTTATCTTGGAAGAGCGACTCTGTCAGTACGGCAGGACATTTCGTGTGAACGAGGATATAGAAGCGTGCCTCATAGTCGGGGTCGCCGTCACTCCAGTCTGCTCTCATAGGTTTCTGCTTGCTGTCGTATGCACCCTGCGCCTGCAAAATGGCGAAACGCTCTTTGTAGTCTTTGAGGCGTTCATCGGCTGCGTTCCATATCTCGGTGGCGAGGTCGTCTGCTTTTGTCTTGCCGGGAGAGGTATAGACGCACCAGCCTCCTGCACTCTTCCATTGTCCGTCCGCTCCTGCGGCGTTGCAGTGGATTGAGACAAGCAGAACATTCTCTTTGCCGTATTTATCGCAGTAGGCATTTGCTCTGAAGCACCTTTCAGGCAGGCTGATGTCCTTGTCCTCTTCAACGAGAAGCCGGGCATCCACCATTCGCAAGTTCAACTCCAGTTCCAGTTTGCGTGCTATCTCCCGGCTTTTGAGATACTCTTTTAGTTTTTGGTCGGGGCTACATTTGCCGGGGGTGTCGCTCCCGTGTCCGTTGTCAATAAGAACTATCATATTTCAGTTAGTGATGATTTGATGTGTCTGATATTGTTGTAAACTGCTCCAGTATCTTCTGAGCGTCCTTTTCATGCGCACATTCTACGATACGCTTGATGATGTCAGGCAATTCGGCCATGTGGCTCTTACGCCGGGTGGCGTGTTCAAACATACTCTTTGCCTCTACTACAATCAGTCCGACACCAAACAGCACAACTACAAACGGCATGAAGTAGAAACTGAAGAACACACCGATACAGTCCACAAGAAAGCCTATTAAGATGAATCGCCAATATTCGCACATTTTGGCGATAGTCACTCTCAATTTGTGGGAGTGTACCCGCTGATTGGTTTTCTTCGCCGTGTGTACTCCATCCCAAAGGTCAAGCATAATGGCAACAATTACCAGTATGCACACGGCGAGGAATATGCCGAGGAACAGATAGAATTTGTCAAGTGATAAGATTGATTCCATGATGTGTAATTTTGGGTTTGGCGCAAAGTTACCCATATACAATCCCTGCCACTCTTTAACTTTTGTGATATGATACAAGTACGGCGCAGGAAGCAATCCTGCGCCGTCCACTCATTAACAAGATGAAAGTATCAAAATAAGCGATGTGTATAGGTTGTATAGCAGTCCGACCTCAAGCCAAAACACAAAGCGTCTGCGGTCAAACAGTAGTCCTGCCAGTATTGCTGTGATTGCTATGTATGGCACTCCGCTTGTCAGTATGAGCCATGCAAATGCCGACACACCCAGTATTATGGCGGCTCCGCTGTGTACCATGTTTGTCAGTTCCTCGCGGAATGCAGGAGCGGCCGCCACAAACAATATGGAAACGACAATAAAGAAAGCAACAAACTGATAGCTGTCGGGGGTTATGTTCATGAGAGGTACAAGAGCCAATGCCCCTGCTGTGGCTGTGCTGGTCGGGAAGAGCCATTTCGCCTCAGTATGGTAGTAGGTCTCGCTGATCGAACTTGGCAAGCCGACATTGAGAATGTACGCCGTGAGGTACAACGTCATTATGGCGCACGATAACGTCACGCATATAAAGTCTGCAATCATCATAGCGCGTCAGTAAATTTATTCCAGTCTATTTCCGCTTTGGCTTGCCACGCCTGCGCATAGCATTCCTGCGAGAACAACAGAAGAGCGTCCGTGAAACTCTCAAATTCTTCTGCGTCCTTGAACTCATAGAAAGCAGGACTACCGTCCGGGTAATCGCCCAGTTTGAATTGCAGAGGAAACATCGCAGCTCCAAGCCTCGGTATCTTTACCGATAGCCCGGTTATGTTGCGCTCCGCTTCCTCATCGTAGCGGACCGGTACGCCCTGCCATGAGAACCCGTTGCGCTTGCGCTCGTCAGCGTCCGCAGACAACTGCGCGTTGATGACTGCCTTTATCTCGTCAAGTGTGGGGCGGTGCTTGAACGTATGGCGATATTCGTATGTGCCTCCGTCCGTTGTCTCATAAAGTCCAAAGAAAAGCACCCATGTATCGCGTCCTATACGTTGCAGTCCGTCCTGCCGTATGGTTGTGCCATAAATCTTTTCCATATCAATATCAGATTTTTGGCACAAAGATAAGGGCCTGCTCCGCGCAGACCCTTTTAAGTTTAGTGACGTATCACCGAAAAGACATCAGGTAAACGAGAACTTTTGCTTGTTGCCGTCAAAGATTTCGCTAACGATGGTGGTCTCAAAGGGAAAGCCGTCCTCGATGTCCGAGATTTGGTCAAGGATATTCTTCATCTCTTCGCTCGCGGTGAAGAACTTGCCCCACTCGCCGGTAGCCTTGTCTTTGAAAGAAACAAGGTATCGGTCATCGCCCTGTGATGTGTTCATGCCTACCTCATAATCGTGTATCTCTAACGCTTTGTTTTGGATTGCGCCCAAGCGCATCACCTTTCCGGGAAAGCGTTTTTTCCCGTCTGCAGGAGTGTAGGTCACTCCCAGTTCAGAAAACTTTTTCATACGTTTACCTGTGATTAAGTGAAAAATATACTTACAATCTGCATGGCAAGCCATGCCTTTGAATGAGCCGATGATTTCTTGTCTGCGTTTTCGAGACTTTATCTTTGCCAGTTTACGGGCCGCGTTCTGCTTTGTGCGTCTGCGTATCCGGGCATAGTCTCCGAAATTCACATAGCCGAGTGCGTCCATGCCTGCCGATATGGGCGCAATCCTTTCACTGGACTTTATTGTCAGTCCAAGTTTGGCACTCTCTTCATGTAAGCACTCCCTTAATCTCCATAACTCCTTTTTACTTTCTGCCAGTATAAACGTATCGTCACAAAATCTGAAATAGTAAGCTGCACCGTGTTTCTCTATCATGGCGTGGTCGAGGTCGTTGAGATACAAGTTGCCGAAAAACTGCGATGAGCGTAGCCCTTTGCTGATTCCGACATTGCCGTCGGGGTGCAGGGCTTTCACAAAATTATGCAGTATTGGTAACAGCACTGGGTCTGATATGTACCGTTCTATCACGGTAATCATCCTATCATGGATGATGTTGTCATAGTAGCCTTGATAATCTGTCTGATAGTAGTATTTTAGATTAGGGTTAGCCTTTATCGCATCTTGTATCTCATGGAACAGACCATGTGGCCCGCGTCCTTTTATAGAGGCGGCAGTGCTTTTTATCAATACTGGAGCAAGACGTTTCTCAATAACCTCCATTATGCTATTGCTTCCCATGCGTTCTACAACAATTGGAGCTTGGACTATCCTCATTTTCGGACCGTCTTTGGTCGCAAACGATGTCAGTTTGCTTATGCGGAAATCTCCGCTCTCGATTGACTGTTTGAGATACGCCACGATGGCTTCCTTTTGCCTTATATAACGTGCTTGCCTGCGTGTGTACTCGTTGCCGTCTATCACAACACAATCTTTCTTCTCGGCATCGGTGGCCGATTGGCGCAGGTTTTTTATCACGCGGTTGAACGAAGATATGATATTGTCTTCGGCTATTATCTCTGGGATAAGGTTGCATAAAGGATAGTTGACCGAGGGGCAATCCTCGGTCAACTCCATGAATGTTGCTATGTCAGTGACCGCCTTCCGGTCCTGTGGAGAGAGGCATTGCCCCTCTCCACGTTTGGTTATAATGTTCTTCCGGCTTTCCATATTGTTATGCTGTTGCCGAGGCGCAAACCCCTCGGAGAAATGCCTTGCCTGTCTCGCAGGCGTGCAGGGTCGTCCGATTGTTCTAACCATTCAGAATTTGAGCCGACCACCGTAGTTCGTGTTCGAGTTCGATGAAGCGTTGTTCGCGTTCGCATAAGCGAGGCCGCTGTTCGCATTCGCATTGTTGCCCGACCGCAAAACCACACGGCGCGCGAGGTTATCTGCCTTTCAAGGTGCAAAATTACGAAAAATTCTCCGAACTCGACTCGCTTACGCGAGAAAAGGGAGAGGGAGCAACCTCCCGATGGTCGGTTCTCCCTCTGCGCTTTTCGTGATTCGTGTCCGCTTACGCTATCCGACTATGACGAATTTTCCGCGGAAGGCGAGCCGACCACCGAAGAACGTGTTCGAGAA